GTTGGGAATATAAACACAAACATAATTTGAATGACAAACAATCAAATTGGAAAGTCTATAATCACAAAGAATATAAAATATAGGTATATGAAAAAGAAAAAGCATTCAGTCAGACTGATAAATCATGGAGTTTTTCCAGGAGAAACAATAGTACATATAAATATCAGTCCAGAAGAAATGATTAAAAAAACTAAAAATAAAAAGTGGTTATTTTATTATAAAAATCTTGTAGAAGAAAACAATGGTAAAAATTTCTGCAATATGACAGATATAGATGGAGAAACTTTTTCATCTATATTTATTGAGAAAAGAAATGGTACAGAAGAGTGGTATGTTATCTTGGCTCATGAAGTAATTCATTTAGTTCAATTTTGGTCTAGTAAGATTGGTATTGATATGGTCAAAGAAAAAGAAGCTACAGCATACTTTCATTCTCATGTTATGAGGCAAATATTAGCAAAATAAAAGAATTATGAAAATAAAAACAATAAAAATTCCTGTGTGGTCAAGAGAGGAAGAACATCAAATACCAGAAATAAAAGGTTATAGTCTTCTGGCATCAGAAATGATAGAAAATGGAAACTATGTATTTTTAATCTTTCAAAAAGAATTATGACAACAATAAGACTAGCCTTTGAAATAATAGGCATTATATCAACAATAATACTTACTTTCTCATTTGTAGTAGCAACACTTATAATTTGGGGAGAGAGGAATGAATAAATTACTAAATCTAAATAAATCTCACAGAAATGTGGGATTTTTAATTTGAAAAATATGAATGAAAACTTTTTTAACTTGAAAATAAAGTCTTTATTTCAAGAAGGGAAAATAATTATTAACCTAGCTTTGACTGATGAGCAATTACTTTTATTGCCAAGGTCTTATGATTCTTCAAAAATTACAGCGGATAAGATTCTGGAAGTATTAAAGGACATGGTCATGAATAAATTAGAAAAAAAATGAGTAAGACAAAATTTTATGAAAGAACTTGCTTTAACTCTAGCTGTAAAAAACAATTTTTCTGTAAAAAAGTTCAACAGTCTTTCTGCTGTCCAAAATGCTACAGAGAATATGAAAAAAGAGTTATGCACAATCAAAATGACTTGACAAAAATGAAAAAAAACAGAAAGGTTAAATTGTAGGTAAAACGAAACTTTACTTATAGGGATTTCAAGAAATTGGAAAAGAATGAACATATAACTCATTAGAGTTGTGTGTTACGAAATAGCTCAACGGTAGAGCGTCCCCTTAAGGGGGGAAGGTAGCAAGTTCAATTCTTGTATTCGTTACACACCACTGTAAAAGGTGGTTGGGAATTTAAAGTAGCACATAAGATTTATCTTGTGTGTTCTATACATCTAGTATACGTGTATAGAACACAACAGGTAATAACTGTTGAAAATAAGGAGTGGATGAAGCATAAAAAAATAGATTCTGTTTTTAGTAGAAAAACCTGGCTTTATCTAAGAGAAAGAACAAGGCAAAGGAATTTAAAAATAAATAAATGTGACTGCAAAGATCAATTCTGCAAAGGTAAATTTGTAAGAAAATATAAATGGCAAACACATTGCCAGTGGGAAATGCTAAAAAGAGGTCTAATAAAAAACACTAAAGAACTAGTATCAGGAAAAGAAATATGAAAAAAGAAAAATTAACAATAAAGGAAAGGAAATTTGTAAAAAATTATATAAAAAATGATGGTAATGGAGTAAAAAGTGCATTAGAAAGCTATGATACAACTGATTATAAAACAGCTAGCAACATAGCTTCTACAAACCTAGATAAACCTAGAATACAAAAGGCAATACAAGAGGCTTTACCAGATGAGCTTTTAGCAGAAAAACATTTAGGATTATTTCAACAAAGAGAGTTAGCTTATTTTACTTTTCCAAAAGACATGCCTGAAGATGAAATAAAACAACATGTAGAGGACAACGGATTAGAACTTATCAACATTGGCTATTCTAAAAATGGCAAGTTGGCTTTTTACTCGATACCGAATTCTAATGCAATAAAAGGAGCTTTGGATATGGCCTACAAACTAAAAGGCTCTTATGCTCCAGAAAAGAAAGATATAAAAGCAGAAGTTATAGATACAACACTTTCAATTGAAGAGATGGAAAAACTAAAATCTCTTATAAATAAATAAATATATGAATCCTATCCAAAAAATTAAAAAATATTTAAATTATAAGAAGAATTATGTATTAGAAAGGGAAATTTATTTCTCAAATTACTTTCACCATCCTCTTGGAAATATGGAGTGGGATGGTATGAAATACAGCAGAAAACCAAATACAAAAAAATGTGTTTGCTGGACTTGTTCTTATCATAGAAACTTTGTTTATCGCATATTAATAAAGATAGGTCTTTTTTTTGAAAAAGATTTTGATCAAGCAATGATTAAGTATTTAAATAGGCAAAAAAATAAATGACACCAGAAGCACTAGATAAAGTATTAAATGGAACTAAAGAGGAAAGAAAATATCTATGCTCACTCTCTTTTGGACTATTTGCAATCTATTATTTTCAACATTACTTTAAATATAACTTAGCAGATTATCAAAAAGACTTCATAAATGATTTTGAAGACATAACAGAGTGTAGAATAAGAGAACTTGGTTTTATAACTGTTAGAGAAGGGGCAAAAACAACTCTAGCTCAGCTTTATATAATCTGGTTAATAGCATATAAAAAAAGAAGCTATATTAATGTAGATAGTTTTGATAAGGAAAATGCTGAAAGAATACTTTTTGATATAGCTTTTGAACTGACTAATAATTTAAGATTTAAAGCCGATTTTGGAATACTTTTTAGTAAAGAAAGAAGTATTAACGATATTAAACAAACAAAGATAAATAACTTTATTACAGAAAATAATATCAGAGTCGAAGCACACTCTACAGGAGAATCTGTAAGAGGCAGGAAACACGGGAATCAAAGACCTGACTTTCTTTTGCTAGACGACTTTGAAAACAACAATACTAAAACTTCAAAAGCTCACACTGATAAAATCAGAGATCATATCACAGAAGCTATGGGAGGTTTAGCAGAAAATGGAGTGATAGTTTATCTTGCAAATTATTTATCAGAATATGGGAATGTACAATTTTTAATAGACAGAAGTAAAAAAGATCAAAACATTAGAGTTAGGAATATCCCAATAATTATAAATGGAAAACCTGCTTGGGAAAGCAAGTATTGTTTAACAGATGAAGAATCAAAGATAACAGGAAAGAAAAGTATTGAAAGTATGCAAAGACAATTTGGTTCCTATGTATTTTCCTACGAATTTATGAATCAGCCTATAGATGATGCAATGAGTGAGTTTAAGAAAGAAAATACAAACATTGCAACAGAGGAGGAAGTAAAACAAAAGGAAACAACTTGCTATATCACTATCGACTCTGCAGTTTCTGAAAAAGAAAGTGCAGACTATACAGGTGTAACCATTAACTTCATATCTATAGAAAATAAATGGTATGTGAAAACATATAGAATGAAATTTAATAGTAAACAACTTATAGACCACTTATTTTTTCTCCACACTAAATACAATCCAAACTTTCTAGGGCTAGAAGAAACAACTTTCACAATGGCTATACAACCATTTTTAGAAGATGAAATGAGGAAAAGACAAGTATTTTTTAGTGTTACTCCAGTAAAACATAAAGGAATAAATAAAGAAACTAGAATAAGAGGCTTGATACCTAGATGGGAAAGCAATAGTATCTTTTTAATTGGAGACAACCAAGAATTACTAGATGAAATGAGAACTTTTCCCAATGGAAAAAATGATGATGTTTTAGATAGTTTATCAATGCAATTACACAATGCTAGACCTCCATTTAGAAAAACATATCCAATAACTACTAGTAGTGTGGAAAGTAATGTTGCTATTTAAATATTATTTGCAATCAAAAACTCATCACATAACATATTTACATATGACAAAAGTAAAAACAATAAAGATTAAAAAGGAGGTAAAAATCAAGAAAGAAGATAAAGCTGTTGAACAAAAAAAACAAGATTTTAAATTTTCAATTTCATTCAACAATCAAACTTTTGATTTCATAGATGAGGATTTAAATAAAAATGTACTTTCTGTTGCTCCTGCTTTTCTTAAAACAAAAATATTAATAGTTTTAGAAAAAGAAGGAAAGAGAGCTGAGAAACAACTTCTAGGTTTTCAGGCAAGACAACTATTCAGAAATGAGATGTTTAGGAGAATCACACTACAAAGACTAATACTAAAATAATATGAATAATACAACTGTTTTTGACTATATCTTAACTGAAAAAGAAAACTTTAAAACAGTTAGAGTGCCTCTTACAAATTCAAAAGATTGGAATATGAGAGAGCATATTGAAAGATGTACCAATGTAGCAAATGGCTGGTTTCATAGTGGTAAAAATGATGGAATAAGACCATACAATGATATAGTAACTCCAATAGTAGATGTTGCATTTAGAAGTGAGGGATTTGATGTGAAAGATATTGTACCTTATGTAGATAACATAAACTTTGCCTACAAATCTTTTCTTATAAAGAAATTTCACCCACAATGGGCAAGAAAACATGAATTAGATACTTTTATTGATGAAGTAGTAGAAAGTTCTGTAATTTATGACTTAGTTTTAATAAAAAACATAAACAATGTTAGACCTGAAGTTGTACCACTACAACAAATAGCTTTTTGTGATCAAACTGACGTACTGGCTGGTTCTGTTTGCTTACTAAATCAATATTCTCCATCTGAACTTATTAAGTTTAAAGGTAAATGGGATAGCAAAGAGATTGATAATATAATAACTTTAGCAGGGAATAGTAAAACCAACCTCATTGCCAACGGTAAAGAGGTAAAAACTCCAGGAAAATACATTGAAATATATGAATTACATGGAGAATTTCCTGAAATCTGGCTAAATGATACAGGTGATAAAGACAAATACATACCACAACTTCATATTGTTGGATTTTACACTGATGATAAAGGAGAAAAGCAAGGCATAACACTCTTTAAAGGTAAAAATAAGCCAATAGGAGACACTTTTAAAGCTCTCAAAATAGATACTGTTAGATCTTATGGTAGAGCCTGTGGTAGATCTGTAGTAGAAAGACTTTTTGAACCTCAAGTATGGAACAACTATGCAGGAATAAAACTAAAAGAATTGTTAGACAGCGCTATAAACATTTTCCAAACTTCAAGTGATGAATATGGCAATCAAAAATTATCTGATATAAAACCAAACACCATTTTAAAACATGAAACTAATAAACCTATTACAAAGATAGATGGGACTCTACAAAATCTTGGAGCATATCAAAACTATCAAATTCAAACTGAAAACAATGCAAGAATATTAGGCTCTGCAAGTGATGCTCAACTAGGAACAAATCCAGTTTCTGGCACTCCTTTTGCTCTACAAAGTTTAATAGTACAACAAGGTCAAGGTATTCATGAATATAGACAGGGTAAAATTGCTACTTTCTTTGCAGATGTATTGTATAGAGATTGGATATTAAAATTTTTAGTATCAGATATGAACAAGGGGCAAAAATTTTCAGAAGAGTTGTCTTTTGATGAACTCCAGGAAATTTCAAAAATCATTGCTACCAATGTTGCAGAAAAAGAAATAAAAAATAAAATTTTGAAAGGAGAAAAAATAGAAGAGAGTGATAGAGAATCATTGATTACTTTACATATGGAGAGTTTCAAACAAAATGGAAGCAGAGGATTTTTTGAAGTAATGCAAAAAGAATTTGAGGATATACCAGTTGCTGTGATGGTAAATATAAAAGGTAAACAAAAAAATATGGTGCAAAATGCTGATAAATTATCAAACATAATATCTCAAGTAATGAGAAATCCACAAGCCTTTAATTCAATACCTGGACTAGCAAAAACATTTAATGAATTACTAGAAAACTCAGGATTATCTCCAATAGACTTTGCAAAAATAACTTCACCTGTACCAACATATAAAGAAATAGAAACTCCAACTGTTGCTCCTCCTGAGGAAGCAGTTGTAGAAAATTTAAAAAAATAAAACAATAAAAAAATATGACAACAGAATTCTTAAATGACTTAGAAAAAACAAAAATAATAGCTTTTAGGCAAGATGAACAAATGATAAATGCAGTAAAGAAAGTTTTATTAAAAGCAATTTACAATCAAGGAGTAATGAAGCCAGGAGAAAAAATAGATCCACTTTTAAATCCTGCGCTTAATTTAGCTTTTGTTTCTGTAAGAAATGAAGCTGTAATTTCTGACGAAGAATTGGGTAGAAAATTAAGAGGTTTAGCAGAAGGCTTGAACTATCTAGAAGTTGCTTTTAATGAAATGTTGGCTCTAAAAGTAGAAGATAAAAAAGAAGAGGAAGAAAAAAATAAAGCAATTTAAAAATAACTTGCAAGCTAGAGTGCATCACATAAGATATCAACATAAGGTTATCACTCCTATCAAAAGTGACTTAATAAAAAGTTTCTCAATTTATAAAAATTGAATAAAAAAACATCTCAATATGACTATTGATAACACACAGGACATTGACCTTAACAATGAAAAAGTAGAAGAAACTGTTGAAACTCAAACAGAGGAAAATAGTGAAGAATCTCATGAAGGAGAAGAAAGAGAGCAATCTAGAAATGAAAGCAATCAAGAATCTCCAGAGGACAGATTAGCAAGATTGAAAAGACAGTATGAACGAGAAGCTAAAAAGCAAGGATTAAATACTGAAAACCTTAAATCTTCTAAATCTAACAAGGCAGACTTAGATTATGGTGAAAAAGCGTTTCTGCTCGCAAGTGGGATAAAAGGAAATGATGAAATGAATTTAGTTAAGCAGTTGAGAAAAGAAACGGGTAAGTCTCTTGAGGACTTAGTAGAAAGTAGATTTTTCAAAGCTGAACTAGAAGACTTTAGACAGATCCGAACTACTACAAATGCAGTTCCTAGTAATTCCAAAAGAAGCAATCAATCTTCAATAGATTCAGTGGAATATTGGATAGCTAAAAAAGAGCTTCCAAAAGACCCAATCTTAAGAAGAAAAGTTGTGAATGAAAGATACAACAGGGAAAGAAATGTAAATGTTTTTGGAAACTAAATCAGTCTGTCATATCTATCAAATTAATAACAAAAAATAAAAATATATATGGCAATAGTTTATAAAGAAGAGTTTGCAACAAAACTCCAAGAAAGATTATCTGAGAAAACAAAATGGAAAGATATAGCAAAAGTAGATTATACAGATGTAGCAGTTTTACATAATCCTTACAAGACAAATGCAGTAGCAAATGTTGGCACAAGAGGAACTGCATATACATCTACAGCTGTAGCTACTACTGATGATACTGTATCTATAAACACTTATGTTTATACTGCAGAACACATAGATAGAGCAGACTTGGCTCAAAAATCTTTTGCAGATTGGATGGATATTTCTGATGATATGGGTGTATCTCTAAATGAAAAAATAGAGGAACAAATGTATGCAAACCATGCAGAATATACTGACTTTGATAATGCAAAAATCGGTGGTGCGGCTGGGAACATTACAGTTTCTGACTCAAATGTTGATGACATTATAAGAGGAGTAAAAAGAGAGATCAGAATAGCTGGTGGTGAAAATATGTTTGAAAGAAATGGTGGATTTATAGTATGGAGACCTGCTGACTTTGAAAAACTTGAGGCTTATGCAATGGCACAAGGATTTAATACAGCTGACGGTGTACTAGAAAATGGTACTAATCAAGGGTTTAAATATGGAGGATTTAGTCATTTCTCTTCTAACAAACTAACAGCTGGACACTTGTTTGCTGGAGTTAAAAAAGCTCTACACTTAGGTATCTGTAAATCTACTTATGGTAAGACTACAGAAATTGAAAATCCAGTTGTAGGAGGTGGTCAAATATCTGGTCTAGGTCTTGAATCAAGAGTTGATTTCAAATTCAAAGCTTGGTCAAAGATGAAACCTGTGTTGTTTGATATTTTAGTAGCTTAGTTTTTCTAAAACAATCCTTTCTAAATGAAGGGGTTGTTATTAGGTAAATTACCTAAAATAAATATGATATTCTCAGATCCAACAAATAGAACAGGTATAATAGAATTATTAGAAGATTTTACAAACACTCA